GAATGCTCATGGGGTTTCGGCCCGGCCATGAAGGCGCTGCAGGATTTGCGCGTGCTCGACGCCGTGACCGCCGCGACGCAGGACCGCGTCGACGTGGCCGTCAATCCGCCGATCTATTACCCGGATGATGGCGTGATGGATTTCGAGGGCGGGCTTGAGGCCGGCCGCGCCTATCCGATGCGAGTCGGCTCCGGCCGCGACATCGGCTCGCTCTATTTCGGCGGCGACGCCAATCTCGGCTTCTATACCGCGGCCGATCTCGAAAAGCGCATCAGGCGCAAGTTCTTCGCCGACTATCCGGAGCAGACTGGCAAGACGCCGCCGACCGCGACGCAATGGGTGGATCAGATGCTGATGGCGCAGCGCCGCATCGGCACGCCGGGCGCGCTGTTCTGGCTCGAAGGTCCATATGCGATTTTCCGCCGCTTCGAATGGATCCTCGAAAAGGACGGCAAGATTGCGCCGATCAAGCTGCCGAACGGCCAGGCGCTGACGCTGACGCCGCGCAATCCGGCGACGCAGGCGCAGGATCAACAGAAATTGCAGACCGCGTCCAACCTGCTCGGGCTGATCAAGAATTTCTTTCCGGAAACGTCTCAGGCCGCGATCGACGAGGCCAAGACCATCGAGAACATGAAGAGCATCACCAAGGATGAAGTGATCGTCATCCGCAATGAGGCTGTTCTCGGCGAACTCATCAAGACCGTGCTCGGCGCCGCGGGTGGCGGCGGCCAGGGCGGCGGCATGCCGACAGGAGGCCAGCAATGACCATTCAGACCGATGTCATCGGAACATCTTGGACAAAAGTCGTTCTCGGGCTTGGAGATGCAAGCGCAGCTGATTTCGTGAGCGCTACAGCTGGTCTGCCGGTGAAGCTGGTCGACGCGGCAGGCGCTCAGTGGTCGCCCGGGACGGACCGGATTCTTTCCGTGCAGGGCACGGTGCTGACGCGACCGGCAAACGCCACTCCATATTCGGCCGGTGATGCCATTTCCGACAATGCGACGGCTGGTAACGTCACGGCGCAGCCGGTCACGGTCAGCGACACCAACGACGCTCCGGTCGCGATCACCGAAATCGAGCTTGATACCAACGATACCGGCTTGGCCGCCGGCATTCAGGTCGATGTCTATGTCTACAATTCCGATCCAACGGCGAACAGTGGCGTGGTCGGCGGTGACAATGCCGCTTTCTCGAATAAGCGCGCCGGCTTCCGCGCTCGGTTCCGCGGTACGTTCACCGCATTTTCGGACGGCGGCAAGGCGACGTGCCGGCCTGTCGACGGCGACAATAATCCGATGCCGCTGGCTGCGATCTATCCCGCGACCGGCGCAAAGACGATCTGGTTGCAGTACAAGGCCGTGACAGGCTTCACGCCATCTGGAAATAGCACCACGATCACGCCGCGCGTCAAGGGATTCCAGGCCCGTGCTTAGTGGAGCTCTCGGCGCATCTCTGATGTCTGGCGGCTTCGAAGCGGAAGCGGCAAAGCTGTTCGCACGTTTTACGACTGCTCCGACTGGTGCGCGAAAGACACTGATCAACAATCTGATCCGGTCGCTCAAGCAGGCTGGCATCTGGTCGAAACTTGACGCGTTTTATGTCATGGCGGCTGCAGATGCGCAGGCGGCGCAGCGGAATTGGATTGCGGACGCCTACAATCTCACGCCGACGAACAGCCCGACATTTACGGCAGATCAGGGCTACCAGGGAAATGGAACCTCAAGCTATCTGGCAACGGGCTTCACGCCATCGTCTGCACCTTCTCCGAAGCTCGTTCAGAATAGCGCCAGCCTTGGCGTCTGGTCGCGGACCAACATAGCGCAGGACTCGACTGATATCGGCGCGAAAGGCTCTGGCACACAGGACTGCACCATTCTGATTAGAACCGCTGGCGGCTTGTTTTTGAACCGCGTCGACGTTTCGGCCGGGAATGGAAACAATCCGGCGAACGGGTCTAGTCTAGGTCTATTTGTCGGCGTCCGCTCAGATGCCACCACGCTTTCGAACTATGCCAACGGCTCTTTGCTGACAAGCGGGACGGTCGCGTCAAACGTGGTAGCGACGCTCGCGTTTAATATCGGCGCGCGAAATGACAATGGAACATTCGGATCATATTCGACCAAGCAATATGCTTCAGCCTTCTATGGCGCCGCTCTTACGGCGGCCGATGTCGCCGCACTTTATACTGCATTGAACACTTATCTGACGGCGGTCGGGGCGGCCTGACCAGTGCTTTGCGGCTCAATGCAACTGCTGTGAGAGTGCAGCCCAACAGACGTGCATGAAAGGCTGCGACGTGATGCCGGAGGATTATCAGGATGGCCACTCCATTGGCGATTTGGCATCTATCGTTCGAAGAGTCGAATCGTTGATGCTTCTCAAGGAGCGCCATGAGGAAATGATCCGTGAGGCCGCCAAAGAAGCCGTGGCGATAGATGCCCGGGTCAGAGTCTTGGAAGCCTATGCGCAAACCAGGGCGATTACCGAGGCGCGCGAAGACGAGCGCGACAAGGTGCTCTATGAGCGGCTCAGCAAGATCGAGCGCAAGACGGATGCTCTTGAAGGGATCGACACCAAGATCGTCACCATCCGAGCCGATGTCGACGCCATCAAGGGAAATTTCTCGAAACTCGGATGGGCTGTCATCACCGCCATCACCATTGCGGTCGTCGCCTTCGTCATCAAGGGAGGGCTCAACATATGACCGGAATTCGCCTCAAAGACGACGAGGTCAAGGAGGGGCTCGGCTGGTTTTCCCGCCAGCGCGAGGGGCAGGCGTTCTTCGCCGCGCTTCGAAGCGAACTCATGTCCATCGGTCCCGGCGAGACCTGTGCTTTGCATGAAAATCGGGGGCGACGCATCCTCGCGGCAGAATTGTTGCAGATGGCGGTGAGCGATGCACCCGAGAGCGGAAATGACAGAGTTGAACGGCAATCGAAACGCACCAATCGACCTTCTCGGCGGGCAGGTCCCGCCGGTCGTGTTGTATAACGCGTTTCGGCTCATGCCATACGGACCGCGCCCGGTATTTGCGCCGGATGACGCGGGTGCTGGCGGTGAGAATTCCAATGCAGGCGGTGCGGACGGTGGAACGGGCGGGCAGGCTGAAAAACCTGTCCGCCCTGATTACATCCCGGAAACCTATTGGGATGCCGACAAGGGTTTCAAGACCGACGATTTCAACGCACTCGTCGCCTTCAAGGCCGAATCCGACTCCCGCGCCGCTTCCATGCCGGCCGCTGCCGACAAGTACGATGTCAAACTGCCGGCGGATTTCAAACTGCCGGAAGGCTTCACTCTGCCGAAGACGGCCGATGGCAAGGATGCCGAGCTTTCCAGCCTGATCGACCCGAAAGACCCGCGCATCGAGGCGGCTCGCAATCTCGCCTTCGAACAGAAGCTCGACCAGGGCCAGTTCGAAAAACTGATCGAACTCGGCGTCAAATTCGATATCGCCGAAAAGCAGCGCTTCAACGACTTGATCAAGGCCGAGGCCGACAAGCTCGGTGCCAAGGGCCAGGAACGCATCAACGCCGTGATGCAGTGGATCGGCGCGAAGGTCGGCGGCGAGGCGGCGACCACGCTTGCGCCAATGATGATGACCGCAAAACAGGTCGAAGCATTCGAGGCGATCATGCGCCTCAACAGAGGTGTGGCGCAGGGCTCTCCCGGTGCTGGCCGCGATGAAAAGCAAACTGGAACGCTGTCAGAGGAGGATTATCTCAAGATGTCTCCTGCGGCGCGCATCCAGTACACGCGAGAACTCAACAGCAAAAAGTAAGGTGAGAGGCTGCCATGGCCGACATTATGACACTCCCGGAATATGCCAAGGGCCTGCCAGTCGGCGCACCGGAGCGCCCGTATATCGAAAGCTTCGTCGAGAAGTCCGATATCCTGCAGGCGCTTCCGTTTAGCGGCTTCACCGGCGCGGCCTACGAAGGCTATCGCGAAACCTCAATCGGTTCGGCCGGCTTCCGCGCCCTCAACGAAGATGCCGGAACCTCTCAGGGCAAGATGGAGCCGTTTCAGGAAACCAGCTTTCCGATCGACGTTGACCTTTCGGTCGACAAGGCGATCGTCCTGCGTCATGGCATGGAGCGCCGGTCGCGCGAGGAAAGCATGCAGATGAAGGCGCAGGCGACGCTCTTCACCAGCACTTTCATCAACGGCGACAACAGTTCCAACCCGAAGGAATTCTCGGGCATCAAGGCTCGCTGCACCGCCGGCAATGGCCGTCTGTTTCACAACTCCGTGGCATCCGGAGGCGCAGCTCTATCGCTTTACAATCTCGATGTTCTGCTCAATAGCGTGACCAATGCCAACGTGATCATTGCCGGCTTCGACATGATGCCGCGCTGGATTCAGGCCGCCCGCAATACCGCGCTTTCCGGCTTCGTCATCCAGACCTGGGATCAGGTCGGCACGCCGAAGATGACCTATGCCGGCAAGCGCATCCTGTTCGGCTATCCGCGCGACCGGCATTCCAAGCTGTTGCCGTATACCGAAGTCGCGTCCGGCGGCGGCTCGGCGGTCACCTCCTCGATCTTCGCGGCCAACTTCGCCGAAGACGGCGTTCACGGCATCCAGTTGAAGAATATCGAGGTCACGGATTATCAGCTGACCCGCTCCTCGGTGAAGTACATCACCAACGTCTCTTGGGACGTGGGCCTGGTCGCCGAGACGGATTACTGCGTCGGCCGGCTTGATTCCATCACCGACGCCGCGTTCGTCGCCTGATCCATTTGGCCCCGAGCAAGCCGGGGCCTCAACCACTTCTGGAGAAGAGCAATGACTCTCAGGACATACAATCAGGACGCCGCACTGATCCTGGCCGATGGCGCCGCGGCGGTAACGGCAGACGGCGTTTCGCAGGTCGCATCGGCAAACGTCGCGCTGCAGCTTGGCCCGGGCCGGTTCGAAGGCGTGCTGATCATCGACGTTTCGGCGATCGACATCGCATCCACCGACGAGGTCTATCACCTTTGCCTGCAGGGCGCATCGTCGAGCGCGTTTTCGACCAAACAGACGATCGCTCAGTTGTCGCTCGGCGCCACCGCAGCCCGCCCCGGCGGCGCGATCGACTCGCTGATCGGCCGCTACGAGGTGCCGTTCTATACCGAGGTGGACAGCGTCACCTATGATTATGTGCGGCTCTATACCGACGTTGGTGGCACGACGCCGTCGATCACCTTCAAGGCGTGGATCGCCGAAATCCCGCGCAACTGATCGGCGCCGGCTGAGAAAGGAAAAAAGACATGGTCGATATGGTGGAAATGTACCGGATCAACGGCGAGAAAGAGACCGTTCCCGAGATTGACGCGAAGCAGGCGTGCCGCAATCACCCGAATGAGTGGAGCCGCACGCCGTGGACGCTCGAAATGAAAAAGCGGGTCGAGGCCAAGCAGACCGCCGAGCAGAGGGCGAAGCTTGACGAGGACAAGGCCAAGGCCGACGCGTCAGACGCGCTCAAAGCCGCCAAGAAAGCGGCTCAGGAAGCGCACGCCAAGGCCGAGGCCGCCAAGGTAAAGCTGGTCAAGTCCAAGGCCGAGGACGACAAGGAAGCCCTCAAGAAGGCCGTCGACGAAGCCGAAGAAGCCGCCGACGCCGCCGACGAGGAAGTGCGCAAGCTCACATCCTGATCTGGCCTGTTGCGCTTCATCGCGGCCGGCGGGCTGGATAGGGCCGAGAGGTGAGCCTCTTGGCCCTTTTCTTTTGCCTGTGCTTTGCCTGATTTCCCGCCCTGCTCCATCTTCGCGGCATGGACAAGCTCTCGATCCTCAACAATGCGCTCGTCGCCACCGGCAATGACCCGGTCAACGTCCTGAACGACGGTTCTGACGAATATAACGTCGCCAATACGGCTTTCGACCGCTGGCTCGATTTTCTCGTCGCGCGCCATTCGTGGAGCTTCGCCACAACGACGGAATTGCTTGTTAGGGTGAGCGACACCGACAACAAATCGCGCCGCTTCAATCAGAATGGCTTTCGGCTGCCGGCCAATACGCTGCATGTCAAAGAGGTGCTTTGGGACATCTACCCGCTGACAGAATATGAGATCATGGGAACGGTGCTGTCCTGCAATTACGACAGCGCGGTCTATGCCAAAGTCGTGAAGCCGATCTCGGAAGAACTGCTGCATCCGATGGCGACCGAAATCCTCACGCTCTATGTCGAGTCCGGCTGCTATTCCGGGCTCAATGAGGATCCAGCGTCAGCCCGTAGCAAGAAGCAGGAAGCGGAAATGCTGCTGATGGAAACGCGGTCGCATGTCGATCAGCAGAATCCGGCCCGCAACACCTACAAATCGTCGATCAGGGCAGCGCGCCAGTCAAGGCGGGTGTGATGCCGCTCAATGAGCAGATCATCCGGCAAAAGGATTGGAGCGCTGGCGAGTTAAATCCGGACGCCAGGCGCCGCGACGATGTCGACATGTTCGGTTTCGGGCTGCGCGCCGCCGAGAACATGGCGATAACGCACACCGGGGCGCTGATCCAGCGGCCGGGCCGGCAGAAAATCTTTCGCGACACCGGCCGGGTGACCAACTTCAATCCGTTCAATGACCTGCAATATTACGTCTGCTTCGTCGATCGCGGCGTCAACATCCGCTCGCTCGACGGCGGCTTGATCAAGCGCCTCAACGCACCATGGAAAGCGGCAGACCTCGACGAACTGGTCTGGGCCAATTCCAACAACTCGATCTATGTCTGCTGGTCCGGCCGCACGCGCATCATCTCGGTTTCCGAAACCGGCAAATGGTCGATCAGCAGCTACACGTTCTTGACCGACATCGAGGAAGCGCTGCGCGTTCCGTTCTTTCGCTTCGTCTCGTCCGCCGGCATCACCATGAATGTCAGCGGGCGCACCGGCAACAGCATCGATGTGCGGTTTTCCAGCAAGTTCCTGACCAAGGATCATGAAGGCACGGTGATGCGCTATGCCGGCCGGCAGCTGAAGATCACGCGCTATCTCGGTCCACGGCACGCCAAGGCCAAGGTGCTGCAGGAATTGTCGAAGACGGTCGAATATACGCTCGACAGCGCCGAGGGATTTTCAGTCGGGCAGATTTCCGAGACTGAGCAGACCGGCATCAAGGGCGAAGTGATCGCGGTAGACTCTGGCGCGAACACGGTGACGGTCGTGCATTTCGACGTTCTCACCGCGCCGGTCCTGCCGGAAAAACTGGTCACGGTAACCGCTTCGTCGACGATTACAAGCTTTAACGACACGCTCAATCCGGGCCCGACAGTGCAATGGGACGAGCAGTTCATTTCCGACTATCGCGGCTGGCCGCGCTCGGTTTCGAAGGATCGCGGCCGGCTGATCTTCACCAATTTCACGCAACTCAGAAATGCGATCTGCTGGTCGGCCATCGGCGCGGAGAACGACTTTCTCATCGGCGCCGACCCAGACGACGCCATGCTCGAAACCATCGACTCGGAATGCCAGGTGTTTCACGTGGTCGGCGGCTATGACGAATTCGCGATCACCGACAAGGGCGTGTTCTTTATTCCGGTGTCGGTCGGCACGCCGCTGCAGCCGGGCAGCGTCGAGTTTCGGCGCATCGTCTCGAACGAGCTCGGCAACGTCCGCCCGGTCGAGGTGACCGAAGGCGTGATCTTCTCCGACAAGTCCGGGACCGGCATTTATGCCATCACCGCCACCGGCCAGCAGGCCCGGCCGTATGACGCCATCGAGATCAACCGGCTTTCCCGCCATCTCTTCACCGGCATCAAATCGCTGGCCGTATCGTCCGGCACCAAGGAATTTCCGGCCCGCATCATCTATGCCGTGAACGATGATGGCACGGTGGTGGCCGGACAGTTCTCGCTAGAGCGCAACAATGTCGGCTGGTTGAAATGGTCCGGCATCGGCGATGTTTCCTCGATCGCCGCCGAGTTCGGCCAGGTCATTTTCATGACCGTCTATGACGGCTCCGGCGTCGCGGAAAAGATCGATTATTCGCTCTATCTCGACTGCGCCACGACTTACACCGGCAACAACAATCTCGATTTCATCGAACTGCATGACGGCTCGCCGCTGCTGCTCAACGATGGCTCGCGCATCAATCTTGATGGCCTGATCACCTTCTTCTACGCCGATCAGCTGATTTCGGTGTTCGGCGACGGCTTCTATCTTGGCGAGAAGCGCGTCGGGCCGGACGGGCTGATCAACGGCGTGTCGCAATATGCTGAGGTAACGGTCGGATTTCGCTTTGACTGGTCGTTCTCGCCGCTCTTTGCTCGCTTCGACTCCGGCGCCGCCAACCAGCAAGGCGAGAAGAAGCGCAAGATTTCCAAGATGCTGGCGACGGTGCGGCAGACGCAGGAGTTCAAGATCGGCAACAAGATCGTTGGTGGATTTCGCTATGGCGATCCTATGGACGAGCCGATCAGGACTCGCGACGCGGTTTACAAATATCGGGAGACTGGCCGGTCTTATGACCCGGAAGTGGTGTTTCAGTCCACATTTCCGGGGCCGTTCAAGCTCATCGAGCTATTCACGAGGATCACGGTCTGATGGGTATCGCGGCGGTTCTTACCGGGGTCGGCTCGCTGGTCGGGGCGGTCGGCCAGTTTCAGGGACAGGAATATGCGGCACAGCAGGCCGAACGTGCTGCGCTGGTCGGCAAAGTACAGGCCGATCAGACCAACGCCGCCTATCGCGAGGATCTGAATTCGACGATCGCCAATATCCGGGCAATCCGCTCCTCTGCCGGCGTCGGACCGGGATCGCCGACAGAGATGGCCTATATCGAAAGCCAGACGAAAAAGTCTGAGCGTGACCGGCAGATCGACTCCGGCAATAAGCTGATGCAGGCCGAGCAGGACAAGGCCGACGCGCAGTTCCGGCGATCGGCTGCAGGCATGGCATTGTTCGGCGGCGCGGTAAGCTCTCTGCCCTATTTCTTCGGATCGTGACATGGTGAAGCTTCCGGAATATCAGTCGAACCATCCGCTGACGCGCGATCCGCAGTCGTCTGTGTCGCCGGCCGACATCGCCAATCCGTTCGAGCAGATCGCCCGCGGCCTGTCCGGCGTCGGCGAAATGCTGCAGAAGCGCGACGTTTACGAGGCCGCCAACGATGGCCGTAACAACGGCGTCTGGCGCGACACGAACGGTCAGCTGCATGTCGATCAGCGCTCGAACCTGTCTGAGGTCGGCCGCACCTATAATGACGCGGCCAATCAGCGTTTCGGCGTCGAGGCTCAGAACGAGATCAGGACGCGGCTGCAGCAGTTGGCGATCGACGCCAAGGGCAACCCGGACAATTTTCGCGCCTCTTACGACTCGTTCAAGAACGAATTTCTCGGCAGCACGCCGGCACATCTGCGCGGCGCCGTCACCACCATGTTCGACACGGAAGGTCCGCGGGTCGCGCTCGGGGTCAGCGAGGAGAAGCGCAAGCGCGACCTGACGCTGACCGAGCAGACCACCAAGGATCATATTCAGATGCTGATGGACGATGCCGGGACTCTGGCGCGGGCCGGCGGCGTCAACACTCCGGCCTACAAGCAGTCGGTGGCGCAGATCAGGTCGCTCTATGAGGGCCTGGTCAAGAACCCGGATTTCGCCGTTTCTCAGGAGTCCGTCGACATTTCCTTGAAGCGCATGGAAGGACAGAACATGTCCGAAGCCATGCTCGGACAGGTCGACAAGGCGCTGCAGGCCGGTGGCATTACCGAGGCGCGGAAGCTTGCGAATTCCGTGCTGACAGATACCTCGATCGCGCTCGATCCGAAAGAGCGCCGCGCCTATTCGAGCCTGATGAATTCGCAGATCGACGGATTCATTGCCGATCGCAAGGCGGATTTGAAGCCGTTTCAGGACAAAGCCAAGGAAATCCAGCAGCGGTTGAAGCAGGGCATCGACCTGGATAACACCGATGTCGACAGCACGGCGCAGGCGCTGGCGCGCAGCGGCGACGTTGGCGGCGCGCTTGAACTGTTTCACGCCCGGGCCGCGGCAAAGCTGACATCGACGTTCAAAATCTCCGACAACGCTAGGCAGGCCACGCTTGCCGAGGATGCAATCGGCACGGCACAGGGCGGCGACACGCTGCTTGCGGCGATGAAGTCGGTCGAGAGCACGAATGACCCGACGCAGGTCTCGCCAAAGGGCGCCGCCGGCATCATGCAAGTGTTGCCATCGACGGCGCGTGACATTGCCCGCGAACTCGGTGACAAGAATTTTCCGGCCAATGCCTCCGATCAGCAGATCAGGGACTACCTCAAGGATCCAGCCATCGGAGAGGCCTACGGCACCCACTACCTCAACAAGATGCTGGTCAAGTATGGCGGCGACAAGGAAGCGGCGCTGATCGCCTATAACGGCGGCGAGACGCGGGCCGATGCATGGCTGAAAGCCGGGCGCAACGACTCGGTGTTGCCAGCGGAGACGCGCGACTATTATCATAAGGTTCTCGATCAGACCAAAGCGTCGGCGGATTTCTCGCCGGAAGATGTCTCGACCGCGAAATCGTTCCTGCAGACCCGCACCGACAAGGGGCCGGAAGCGATTACCGGGCTCGACGATACATTCGCGGTGAAGCTCTCGCGCATGTTCGACGCGGCTCCTGCCGGGATCAAGGAAAAGCTCGGCATCTTCTCCGGATTTCGCTCAGCAGAGCATCAGAACGAGCTTTGGCAGGCCGCGCTCAAGAAATATGGTTCCGCGTCCGAGGCGCGCAAATGGGTGGCGCCGCCCGGCCACAGCCAGCACAACGAGGGCAAGGCCGCCGATCTCTCCTATGATGGCAAGAGTCTCAAGAACGCGCCGCCGGAAGTTGTCGCCTGGCTGCATGACAACGCCGGCAAGTTCGGCCTGAAATTTCCGCTCGGGAATGAGAACTGGCATGTCGAGGACGATTCGACGCGCGGCGGCAAGGTTGTGATTGCAAACCAGCCGCCGCCGGTCGACGCAGACACGGTCAAGGATTTCCGCCAGGAGGTAACGTCCGACATCAACGATGCCTATCCGGATATCCAGAAGATGTTGCAGAGCGGCATGCCGATGGAGCCAGGTTCGATCAACCTGCTTTCGCGGCAGCTGGCGATCGTCGACGATCAGGACATCCGCCAGAAATATGCCGACATGTTCGCCAAGGCGGACGCGGCCGGCCAGCTTGACGGTGTTGC